TCTGGTGGTATTAGAGTTAGACATTACTATCCTGTTGGACCAGCAGTAGAAGTTGCATCTACTGGATTTGGACTTGGTCCTTGGAGTGGTTTTAAGACAGGTCAGTTTACATCTACATTATCATCATCAATAAATACAAGTGTAACGTCTTTGACTATGGCTAGTTCAACTTCTTTCCCATCTTCTGGAACTGTATTAATTGATAATGAATTAATAACTTATACTAGTAATAGTGGTGGCACATTATCTGGATTAACAAGAGGTGCATCAGGTACAACAGCTGCATCACATTCATCAGGCGCTACAGTAACGGATGCATCAAACTTTTTTGCATGGAACGCTGCAGCATCAGGAGACGTAATAACAGCACCTGGACTTTGGTCACTAGATAATTTTGGAAATAAATTAATTGCAACAATAAACGGCGGTGAAAGTTTTGAATGGGATTCAAATGGATCTGTAACAACAAGAGCTAGTATTATAACAAGTGCACCAACTGCATCTGCATTTAGTATAGTGTCTACTCCAGACAGACACTTAGTATTTTTTGGAACAGAAACAACAATAGGAACTAAAACAACACAAGACCCTATGTTTATAAGATTCTCTTCTCAAGAAGATATTAATACCTACACACCATCAGCAACTAATACTGCAGGTACACAAAGACTTGCAGATGGATCTAAAATAGTTGGAGCTATAAGAGGTAGAGATGCAATTTACATTTGGACTGATACCGCATTATTTATCATGCGTTTTGTTGGTCCACCATTTACTTTTTCATTTCAACAAGTTGGTACTAACTGTGGACTGATAGGACAGAATGCAGCTGTAGAGGTTGATGGTACAGCTTACTGGATGTCAGAGAATGGTTTTTTTAGATACACAGGTAAACTAGAATCACTACCATGTTTAGTTGAAGATCATGTATTTGATGATATTAACACAATACCTAAACAACATATTAATGCAGGCTTAAACAATTTGTTTGGTGAAGTTATGTGGTTTTATCCTAACTCAGGATCTGGTGTAGTAAGTAGAGTTGTTACTTACAATTATCTAGATTCAAGTCCCGAGCGACCAGTATGGACTAGTGGAACATTAGCTAGAACAGCGTGGCAAGATTCTGCTGTATTTGGTAAACCACACGCAACAGAATACGATGAAGATGGCACAACTGCAAGTACAGATACTAATTATATTTTTGGTAATCAAGATGGAACATCAACTTATTACGAACATGAAACAGGACTAAATCAAGTTAAAGAAGGTCAGACAACTGCTATTACTGCATCAATTGAATCTGGAGATTTTGATATTGGCCAACAAGGACTTGCTGGTGATGGTGAGTTTATGATGAAAATAAGAAGAGTCATACCAGACTTTTTATCACAAACAGGTGATGCAAGAATAACATTAAACTTAAGAGATTTTCCAAATGATACAGCAGCTAGTTCAACGCTTGGTCCATTTACGGTAACAAGTGGTACACAAAAGATTGATACACGAGCTAGAGCTAGATCAATATCATTAAAAATAGATAACACAAGCACAAGTCAATTTTGGAAAGTTGGGACTTTTAGAATTGACTATCAACCGGATGGTAGAAGATAATGGCAAGAATAGTACAAGCATTAACACAACCTGCTAAAGAATACGATCAACAAATTCAACAATCTTTTGTAAGAGATGTGGATAGTATTGTGCAAAAATTAAACAGCACCTACCAACAAGATTTAAAAGACGAATCAGAAGCGGAGGCTTTTTTCTTTGGCTAATTCATTTGTAAATAAAAAAGCAGATTTAACATCTACCTCGGCTACTACTATTTATACAGTGCCTTCAGCAACAACTGCTATCATTAAATCAATATTAGTATCAGAAGACTCTGGAAATGCTGATACTATAACGGTTACTATTACCGACACATCAGATGCTGTATTTAGTCTTTTTAAAACAAAGTCCATATCTGCTAATGGCACATCAGAATTATTATCAGCACCTTTAGTATTACAGGAAAGTGAAGTATTAAAGGTTACTGCGGCAACAGCCAATAGACTACATGTAGTCGTCTCAGCCTTAGAATCTAAGCCTAGAGAGGTTACATCGTAGCTTGATTTACTTGTAAAAAACAAGTATTAATGTAAATTCAGGTGCAATCCCTGCCTTTTTAATATAATAAAACAATTGACATATGATAAACAGAGCAAAGATGCCAAGACAACTGCGTGGAAAAGGTGGGATAACAAATGTTACTCCAAGAACAAATTACTTTTTAGGTGGTATTAAAAAAAGAATTAGAAAACTTATACCTAATGAACTTGCAAGTGTTGCAGTTAAAGCTGCACCATTTGTTGCACCATTTAATCCGGCTATTGCTGGATTGATGAGAGGTATAGGTAGATTTGATCAAAGAGGTAGTATTAGTGATGCACTTAAACAAGGTGTTGGTACTTTTGCATTTGGTGCTGGAGCAAGAGCTTTAGGTGGTGCTAAACAACCTTTTGGTGGTGGACTTACAGATTTTTCTTCTCCATTAAGTCCAGAGAGAACACAACGGTTTACTAGTTTGTTTGAAAAGCAACAAGCGACAGATGCAGGGTCTAATATAGGAAAAGGTGGTGGACCTGACGCATCAAAGTTTGGAACAGGTATAAAAGAAACTTTAAAAAAAGCTATTAAAAAACTACCAGATGGAGTTGTAGCACAATTAACAGCTGGTGGTATTACAGCAGGAGCATCTTTGTTAGCGAGTTATTTTCAAGGAGACTTTAGAGAACAAGAACCTGGTGAAACTATGGAAGATTATTTAGCTGCTAGAAGAGAAACAGTAGGTCAACAAATGAGAACTTATATGGATAGTTATTTTAAATTTGACCCAGAGTATTCTGCATTAGATGATGCAGGCAGAAATGCATTCGTTGCAAGATACAATGTTAGAGATGGTGGTATGCCAACAGGTATTATGAGAACAAATAAAGCAGGAGTTATGGAAAGAGACTACAGAGACAAAGGTGGTTTTGTGCCAGTAGGTATTAAAGAAAAAGCAGATGATGTACCAGCTATGTTATCTAAAAACGAGTTTGTAATGACGGCTAACGCTGTTCGAGGAGCGGGCAACGGGAGCATTGAAAAAGGAGCACAAAGGATGTATGATACAATGAAACGATTAGAAAAGAGAGCAGTATAATGGAAGAAATTTTAAAAGCATATATGTTAGCACGACAACGAGAACCAAGTTCTAGATTATCTGAAGGAGATATTCAAAGAGCAAAAATGCAAATACCAGCCGATACTACTGGAGGAAAATTTTCAAATATTTTTGAATCTATAATGAAACAAAAAAATGAAAAACAAACAGGTGGTGTATTAGGAGCAGTTGCAGGAACAATTAAACGTGATCAAGAATTTCTAAACATGTTAATGAATGATGTTGAAGGTAAAGTAGATGATGAAACTAAAGATTTTTATTACAAAACTATAATTCCAAGATTATTTAGAGAAGCACAAACAGATGCAGAAAAAAGAAAATTAAAAATGTTAGCAGATGAATTAGGTGTTGATGCATTTGCAACAGGTGGTAGAGTAGGTTATCAAACAGGTGGTGTTACAGAAACAAGAACATTACCACCAGAATACGTAGAAGCATTAGGTAAAACATATGCAGCAGATCTTACAAGACAAGCTGGTATACCTAGTATTACTACAGCAACAACTCAACAACCAGGTGAGACTGCAGAACAGTTTGCACAAAGACAAGCACAAGCACAACAGTTTGGTATTACAAGAGCAGGTATGGCTGAACTTGCACCAACAGTTGAACCTGAATCACAATTACAAATTGATGCTAGAACACAAGCGGTAGATCCAACAACAGGTCTTGGAGCATTTCAACCTTTTTTAACAGAAGCAAAAACAGCTGCAACAGGAGCAACTGCATTAACAGGTCCTATGACAACTGCTCAAACAACAGCATACATGTCGCCGTATCAACAACAAGTTATAGATGCAACATTAACAGAGTTTGATAGACAAGCTCAGATAAGACAAAACCAACAAGCAGCAGCAACACTTGGTATACCAGGTGCATTTGGTGGTGGCCGTGAAGGTGTACAAAGAGCAGAGTTTGATGCAGCGAGTGACAGGAATCGAGCGGCTATACAATCTAATTTATTACAACAAGGTTTCCAACAAGCACAAGCTGCAAGACAACAAGATTTTGCTAATCAGTTAGGTTTATCTAATTTACAATCAGGACTAGGAGCGAGAGCTCAAGATTTTAGTAGAGCACAAATATCTGGCCTTGGTACATTAGGTGCACAACAACAAGCTCAAGCACAAGC